GTAGTAATACAACGAGATATGCCTTTCTCGAGAATGGCGAAGCTGCTACACTAGAAGCTTTTTTTGAATTACAAGAAAGATATAAACAAGACGACATCAGCACGATAGAAGTTAAAAGACCAGAGACACCATATTCTGATGGACCACCATGTGTAGAACTTATGGTACAAAACAAAGTTACAGAGGGAGGTAGAAATAATGCATTATTTCATTATGGTGTATATGCAAAATCTAAATGGCCAGAAAATTGGAAAACAAAATTAATATTATTTAACGAATCAGCAATGGCACAACCATTGTCAGATGTAGAAGTAAACATCATAACAAAACAACACGAAAAAAAAGATTGGGGTTACAAATGCAATGACCAACCTATGTGTAGTTTGTGTGATAAGAAATTATGTAAGTCTAGAAAGTTTGGTATAGGTCAAGAGATAACATTTCCTAATCTTACAGACCTACAAGTTGTTGCATTAGAAGAACCATATTATTACATGAACGTAGATGGTGATAGATTATACCTAGACTCTGCAAAACATTTAACAAACCAAAGTTTGTTTCAAGAAGAATGTGTTAAACAATTAAGATTTAATCCACCAACATTAAAAACAAATGATTGGAAAAAACTTACAAACATATTATTAGAGAACGCAGAAATAACAGAACCTGCAGAAGGCACAGGCACTAAGGATATATTACGAAATTATTTAGAAGACTATTGTTTAAACAGAATACAAAAAGATAAGATAGATGAGATAAAAACAGGCGGTACATTTACAGACGAAGGCTTTCACTATTTTGTTTTTGATAATTTTTATAATAAATTCTTACTAAGAAATCATTGGAAAGTTCCGTATCAAAGAACGTCACAAATGCTACGTGATAACTTAAAATGTTTTACTAAACGTGTTACAAAGGCAAAGATATCAGTCTTTGTGGTACCACAGTTTGATAAAAAAGAGGACAACTATAAAGAAAAAACTTTTGTAAAAAAACATAATTACTAATGGGACAACATAGAATATTAACCGAAAAACAAAGAGAGTTCGCAAGGCTTTTAGTTAATAGTAGTGGACAAATAACAAATACACAATGTGCGATTGAAGCGGGATACAGAGAAAAGTGTGCGAAACAAGAAGCATCAAGATTATTAAAAAATTCTTTAGTTGCTGAGTACATAGAAAAATTAAGAGAAAAAAAATTTCAAAACAATAAATTAGCTATCAATAAAATTTTAGAGGAGTTTTATTATTTACTACAAGATGCAAGAGAAAAATTAGGAGAGGATTATAAAAAAGGAAATTATAGAAGAGTAGTAGTCACTGTTAATAAATTTAAAGAAGTTTTTGATTATATTGGACATGGACAATCTAAAATTACAGTATACTTAGCAGAAGAAACTCGTCCATATAAAACAAATCACTACAAAATAGGTAAAACAGAAAGCGGACTACATAATAGATCTACTGGAAGAACAGATAATCCTTTTGGGCTAAATTATATTTCAACTTTTACATACATTCCATCGAATGGATTTAATCTTGAAAAAACTTTACATAAATTTTTTAGACATTATTCAACATATAATGAAAAATATAACACCTCTGCTTCAGAGTGGTTTACATTAAAAAATAGAAATACAATGATTAAAAATTTTAAAAAAATTGGATTTTATTTGTTAAATAAAAATGGATTATTTCACAACTATGAATATTACGGTGATGAGGGTTATTTTAAATGACACATATAATTTTTGGACCACCAGGCACAGGTAAAACACACAAGCTTATTGAAAAAGTAGAGCAGTACATAAGAGACGGCGTCAAACCAGAAAAGATTGGTTATTTTACGTTTAGTAGAAATGCTACAAAAGAAGCTCATGATAGAATGTTTAAACAATTTAAATTAGTTAGTGATGATCTTCCTTATTTTAGAACATTACATTCTTTAGGTTTTAAACAATTAGAATATGAACAAGAAAAAGTAATGAAAAGCGAACATTATACAGAAATAGGTAAGGCTTGTGGTATTGAATTAAAATATGCATCTTGGAACGAAGATGAAGGTGGTATATTTAATTCTGATAGTCCACACTTATCTTTAATTGAATTAGCTAGATCCAAAAATATTTCTGTTTCCGAACAATATAATCTTGGACAGCACAACGAAGATATTAGTTTAAAAGATTTATTAAGATTTGAATCAGCAATTAAACAATTTAAAATAGATAGACCTGGAATAATTGATTTTACAGACATGATAAATGAGTTGGTAGAGTCAAATAAATTTCCTAAACTAGAAGTTGCTTTTATTGATGAAGCACAAGACTTATCAAAGATGCAATGGAAAGTTGTTGAAGGAATTAAACTTAATTCTAAAATGTTGTATGTCGCTGGTGATGACGACCAGTGTATTTACAAATGGAGAGGTGCAGACGTAGAAAGTTTTTTAAATTTAAAAGGAACTAAAGAAGTTTTAAATAAATCTTATCGTGTACCAATAAATATATTTAACTTTGCAAATAAAATTATTAATAAAATACCAAAAGAAAAAAGAATTCAAAAAACTTGGACACCTACAAACACAAAAGGTTCTGTTATGTATCATGATGGAATAGATGGTATTGATTTATCAAAAGGAGAATGGTTAGTTCTTGGTAGAGATAGATATAAATTAGATGAATTTGAACAACACTTTCAAGATAATAATATTTATTATGAAAGAATAAAAAAAGATAATCCATTAAAAGATAAATTTGTAGCAATTGATTTGTATGAAAATAGATTAAAAAAAGGAATACCTTTGTCATATGATGAATGTCATATTATAAAAAAGAAAATGTTAACTAAAGATTGGAATAACAAAATGTTTAAAGCAATGGTTCCTAATAAATTTTATGACATAGATATTTTAAAAAAAAAATTTGGATTAAAAACAGAAGCACCATGGCAAATTGCTTTTTCAAGAATGGGTACTAACGATACTAAGAAAATAGAAATGTTACTAAAAAAAGGAGAAGATTTAAAAAAAGGTGCGAGAATACAATTAGCTACCATACATGGAGTAAAAGGAAACGAAAGACAAAATGTAATTCTTCCTATGGATTTAACAAAAGCAGCATTAGATGCATACGAAAAAGATCCAACTGATGAACATAGATTAATGTATGTTGGAGCAACTAGAGCAAAAGAATCATTACACATAATATACCCAAAAAAAGGAGGATACGAACTATGAGTAAAGTATGGGACAAGCAGCATGGAGGATCACATTACCAAAAATATAAAATTCAACCTAGCAAGTTTGTAGTAGAGAATGAATTGCTATATCCTGAAGGTTGTGCTATAAAATATATCATAAGACATAGAGACAAAGGAAAGAAACAAGATTTATTGAAAGCAATACATTTTATAGAAATGATTATAGAGAGGGATTACAAATGAAACCAGTTTTTAAACCGCAGACAGAGTGGTTACCACCACAGGACTTTCCTGATCTATCAAAGTATGATGAGATATCAATAGACTTAGAAACAAAAGACCCAGATCTAAAAACTATGGGCTCAGGATCTATAACTGGTCGTAGTAATATAGTTGGTATAGCTGTGGCTGTCCAAGATTGGAAAGGATACTATCCTATTGCACACGAAGGTGGTGGTAATATGGATAAGAACATGGTCCTAAGATGGTTTCAAGATGTACTAAATACAGATGCCGTTAAGATATTTCACAACGCTATGTATGATGTATGTTTTATACGTGCTGCAGGCCTTAAAATTAACGGAACTATAGTAGATACCATGATTGCTGGCTCTCTCGTAGACGAGAATCGCTTTCGATATGATTTAGGTAGTCTGGGTCGTGATTATGTTGGAATAGGTAAAAATGAGTCTGTATTGAAAGAAACTGCAGACCTATGGGGTATAGATCACAAGGCGGAGATGTATAAGCTGCCAGCTATGTATGTCGGTGAGTACGCTGAACAAGACGCAGACTTAACTTTAAAACTTTGGCAAGAGATGAAAAAACAAATGTATCACGAAGACGTAGAGGATATATTTAAATTAGAGACAGAACTTTTTCCTTGCCTAGTTGATATGCGTTTTTTAGGTGTGCGTGTAGATACCCAAGCAGCATTTGAATTAAAGCAACAATTAATAGAAGAAGAAAAAGAATGCTTATACAAAGTAAAAAAAGAAACATCAGTAGATGTTCAAATATGGGCAGCAAGGAGTATTGAGAAAGTCTTTCAAAAACTAAACCTACCATATGACTTAACCGCAAAAACAAATTCTCCATCATTTACTAAAAACTTTCTGCAGAACCATCCTCACCCATTGGTAAAACAAATAGCTCGTGCTAGGGAAATAAATAAATCTCATACTACATTCATTGATACCATATTAAAGCATCAACATAAAGGTAGAATACATGCAGAAATAAATCAGATTAGATCAGATAGTGGTGGCACTGTAACTGGTAGATTTAGTTATAACAATCCAAACTTACAGCAGATTCCTGCACGGAACAAGGAACTTGGACCACGGATCAGAAGTTTATTTATTCCTGAAGAAGGCACGAAGTGGGGTTGTTTTGATTATTCACAACAAGAACCACGACTTGTTACACACTACGCATCAATGGATAAAAATTCTAATAATATTACAGGAGAAGGATTAGAAGAAGTATTAGAAGCTTATCTTGA